AAATGCCGGAAGGTTTTGAGTTTGAGTTTAACGAAGAAGACCCAATGCTTAACTTCTGGAAAGAACACGTTTTCAACTCTGGTGGCGATCAAGAAATGTTCGACAACGGTATTGCAGCGTATATTTCTGCTAAGTTTGGCGATATGCCAGATTTCGATTCGGAAATGGAACAATTAGGTGAACAAGGTCAGTATCGTGCTGAACGTGTTGACCTATGGGCCAAGGCCAATATGTCAGAAGAGGGCTATACCGCACTTGAAGAGTTTGCCACAACGGCAAATGGGATCGCTGCGTTAGAAGAACTTATGGAGAAAGCCGGAGAACCCGCGTTCTCTCCAACGACTACATCTTCTGGCGAAGGCATCAAGTCTGTTGGTGAACTTCGGGCCATGATGAATGACCCACGGTATCAGCCCGGGCCTCAACATGACCCTGCTTATGTTCGGGAAATCGAACGTGGCTTCCAGAAGTTAGTCGATTAGTCTCCTGATCGCCCCTCACGGTCAGTCGTAGAGGAACCCCTGCCATTGGCTCACGCTGTGGCGGGGGTTTCTACGTTTATGTTTTGTGCATTGACCAAAACTACATAAAGGAAGGATGATTGCCCCGAAGCTCAACGGCCCCGAAAAAGCTGTTGCGGCCCCTTCTATGAAGGCATAACCGCTCCATACAGCCCTTTTTTGGCATAACCAGAAAAGCCGACTGTAATTTTAATTTAACTCAAATGGAGAACAGGTATGTCCACTTCTGTAGATACAGCCTTTATCCGTCAGTTTGAATCAGATGTTCATGTTGCTTATCAGCGCATGGGAACCAAGCTGCGGAATACAATTCGTCGCAAAGTACAGGTGAACGGTGAAGACGTTCGCTTCCAAAAATACGGCAAAGGTACTGCGTCCACCAAATCTCGTCATGGCGATGTGCCGTTGATGAACAACGTTCACACCACAGTTGATTGCACACTGGCTGATTACTATGCTGGTGAGTATGTTGACAAGCTTGACGAGCTCAAGTTGAACATTGAAGAACGTACACTGGCTGCTCAAGCTGGTGCTGGCGCACTTGGTCGTAAGACTGATGAGCTAATCACAACTTCAATGGACGCGACCACAACGGAAATCGCTCACGCCTCTTCTGCGTTGACAAAAGCTAAGGTTCACACCGCTTTTGAAACGCTGGGCAATAACGATGTTCCCGATGATGGTCAACGCTTCTTCGTTGTTGGTTATCAACAATGGTCTAACCTCATGGACATTACGGAGTTCGCTTCTAGTGATTATGTTGGTGAAGCTGACAATCTCCCCTATCAAGGCGGCATGACTGCTAAACGCTGGCATGGCTTCTTGTTCTTCCCTTTCTCTGGCTTGACGTTGGATGGTACTGTTGGTCGTAAGACTTTCGCATACCACACAACTGCTCTCGGTCATGGTATTGGCGAAGATGTGTCTCAAGACGTTACTTGGGATGGTCGTAAACAAGCAAACCTCGTTGTAAACCGTATGTCACAAGGCTCTTGCCTTATTGACGCTGACGGTATCATCGAAGTCCAATGCACAGAAGTATAGGGAGAGTTTAGAATGGCTTATTCAGCACCTAACCTCAGTTCCATGACTGATGCTAATGGCTTCACACAATGGCGTTATGACACACTTGACACCCACGCAACGGTTGACACTGCTGCATACTTCACTGGCGATGCCGTGAACATGCTTAAAGTTGGTGATATCATTGACGTTTGTGTTTGGGCTACAGCTATCCGTACGGGTACTGTGTCCACATATGGTCGCCACATTGTTCTTTCGAACGATGGCACGACTGTTGATACGTCTGACGTTACTGTTGGAACTGTTACCGACACTGACTAATTGTTCTGGGGGGCTTCGGCCCCCCATTACTCTCACACCATAGGAATTAAAGATGGCCTTGACTGATATCACAATTGCTTCACGCGCTATGGTCTTGGCTGGTATCGGGCAAATCACAGACTTTGCAAACGACGATACGCCTTCCGTTGTTGCGAACGAACTTTACTACACAATTATTGATGCCGCCCTGACGACGACACGTTGGCGTTTCGCCACAGGCCAACAACAGCTTAATCGTTTAGCTGCTGCACCTGAAGCGCGTTGGGATGCTGGCTACCAAATGCCCACAAGCCCCCCTATCCTCTTGCTCCACGCGGTTACTGTCCAAGACAATACGATCTTGTATGACCGTTACGAGGATAAGGTTTATTGCAATGCTGTCCTTGATGATGTTGTTGTGGCTGACTATACGTTCCGGCCTTTGCCGACTGAGTGGCCTCCTTACTTCACAAAAGCTGTTATCTTTGAGTTGGCCTCTATCTTTGCGGCCTCTATCGCTACGAAGGCGACACTCTCTGACTTGTTAGCAAAACAGTCTGAAGTTTGGTATGCCAAAGCACGTAACGCTGAGTCTCAATCACAGACAACTCGTAAAATTAAACCACGCAACCTTAGTGTAGCGCGGAGGCGTAATGGCAGACAGTAATCTCCGCTCGGTTCAATCATCGTTCTCTGGTGGTGAACTTGACCCCTTAATGCGGTTTCGTGTTGATCTGAAGACATACTTGCAGAGCATGAAGCGTGGGCGTAACATTATGCTCTACGCTCAAGGCGGGTTCCGCCGTAGGCCGGGAATGGGGTTCAAATATGATCTTACTGAATATTCTGTTCTCCACGACTTCTCTTTCAGTCAAGGGCAAGATTATCTCTTTGCTTTTCAAAATACTGCTATCAGGTTTTTGGATGGTTCTGGCACTCACTTACAGACAAGCACTGGTATGGCTTGGGGAACTGCGAACATCGACGAACTCACAACGGCTTCTTCTGCTGATACTACTATTGTCTGCCATTCGGATTTCTGGCCTCAACGCATCCTTCGCACTGGGGCATCTACCTTTACAATAGCTGACTTTGCGTTTGAGGAGCATGCCGATGGCTTTCCTCGCTACCAGCCTTATTACAAGTTTGAGGCTGATGCTGTTACCGTTACGCCAAGCGTAACAACTGGCTCTGGCACGTTGACTGCTTCTTCTGCTGTGTTTACTGCAGACTTGGTTGGTACGATCATGCGCTACAAGGGCAAGGAAATGCTCATTGATAGCTTCACGTCTACAACTGTCTTGCAAATGACTGTTCGTGAGACCCTTCCATCGATCACTGCCGATGTTGATTGGGATGAGCAAGCATTCTCAGCATTGCGCGGATACCCCCGGGCTGTTGTATTCCACGATCAACGTCTGTATTTTGCCGGAACTAGTTCAAGACCTGACGGGTTTTGGGGGTCTAAGGTTGGCGGGTTCTTCAACTTTGACCTTGGGACTGCCTTAGCCGATGAGGGTATTGACGCTAACATTGGCGGCGATCAGGTTGGGGAGGTTCGCCACCTTGTTTCCTCTCGCAACATCCAGATTTATATGGCAAATGGTGAGATGTACGTTCCACAAAGCGTCGCCAATCCGATCACGCCAACAAACATCCAGTTTATTGAGCAAACGCCTTATGGCTCTAGTGTTTCTGTTGCCCCGACTAAGTTCGATGGTGCGACATTATTCATGCAGCGCACAGGGAAGGTAATCCGTGAATATCTTTGGAACGATACTGAGCAATCCTATACTTCTGGAGCAGTATCTATCGCATCTAATCACCTTATTAATTCTGCTGTTGATAGCTGTGTCCTTCTTGGAACGTCAGATCAGCCGGAACAGTTTGCGTTCTTTGTTAATTCGGATGGGACTGTGGCTGTGTTTAGTTCTATTCGTAATGAGAATATGGCTGGCTGGGTACAATGGAACACTGATGGCTTAATCAAAAGTATGGCCTCTACTGGTGATCGTGTTTTTGCCTATGTCGAACGGACGATTGATTCGGTAACGGAACATTTCTTAGAAGAGTTTGATTGGGATGCGACACTCGATTGCTCGTTGACCCAAACTGCTGCGGCTACTGTTACGTGGACCGCCGCACACTTGCCAAATACCCTTGTGAAGGTAACGACAAACTCAAGCGCACAGTACGCTGGGGAGTTCACCTCCAACGGGTCAGGTGTAATCACGACCAATGACTTGCTTGATGATACTGAAATTGGCTTGAATTATGATATTGATGTAGAGACTTTACCTGTTGATGCTGTATCAAGGGTGACAGGATCGGTCACTGGTGATAAAAAGCGTATATCTCGCGTTGTTATCAGTGTTCTATCAACGCAATCTGTTAGCATTACGAATAACCGTTTAATTATGAGGCAAGTGAACGATGATCTCTCCCTTCCACCTGATGCGGCAGAAGGTGAGTATGAGTTTTACTTGCTTGGCTGGACTATCGACCCTACGATTGTCATTACACAAACTGAGCCTTTACCTTTGACGGTAAGAGGCATTTACGCGGAGGTCACGGCATAATGGGTAAAGTTGCTAAAGTCGCTGTTCCTTTGGCTATCGCTGCTGGTGCTGCTTATTTAACTGGCGGTGCGAGCCTTGCTGCCACAGGTGCTGCGGGAAGTGCTGCTGGTGCTGGCGCGGCTGGTGCTGCTGCTGGCGGTGCTTGGGGGTCTGCTGGCACAACTGCGTTTATGTCTAACTTCGGTGCTTCTAGTGCTGCTGGTGCTGGCTTGTTCTCTTCTGCTAATATCGGCATGGCGTTCTCTGGCCTAAGTGCTTTGTCAAGCGTTATGGGCGGGATGCAGGATAGCAACGCTGCTGCATTCGAAATTGCTCAATTAGAAGAAAACCGTAAGCTTGCCCGTATCGAAGGCCTTCAAGCTGAAGAGAAGGTCCGTGCTGATGCAAAGCGTGTTGCTGCTGCTGCCCGTGCTAAGGGCGCGGCTATGGGTATCGACGTAACTAAGTCTCGGTCATTCACAACGTTCCTGACTGAGCAAGAGAAGCTGGCACAGAACGATATTCTAAACATTGGGATTTCTAGCGGTATTTCTGCAGCAAGAAATCAGCTTCAAATTGCTGGAGCAAAGTCTGGTGCTAAAAACTCAAGAACATCATCTTATATCGGCGCGGGTCGAAGCCTCCTTTCTGGCTATCGTAATTATCAAGATACAAGAGGGGCTACAACATAATGGCTTTTGAAACATATAAACCAAAAACAACCCTCGGCCCTATCGGTGTTGTGAACGCCACAGGGCAACGTCAAAGCGCACAGGCTTTTAGACAGGCTGCTCAGTCCTTTGAGCAATTGGCTGGTCAAGAGTTCCAAGTTGCTGGGCAAGAAGCTGCTCAAGCTGGTAAGATAGCTGGTCAGAATAGCGTGTCTTTGGATGCCGATGGAAATATCGTTAAATCAAAAGTTGAAGGTGGTCGTATTTTCAATAATGCGTTTGTTCAAGAGCAACGCACTGCTGAAATGGCGACATACAACAACAAAATTAACGCCAAGTCGGCTGAAATTGTAAGTAAATACCAAGATGATCCTGATGGTGTCTTGAAGGCCGCTGATGAAATTAAAGCCTACCAAGAGGCCTTGATTAATAACGCAAATCCTGAAATCTCTGGATACCTTAATCTGCAAATCCAGCAATCAATGGGCGCGGCTTTGCAGGGCTTATCTGATAACGCGATCTTGCGATCAAAACAAGAAAGCAAGGCAGAAATAACGACATCACTCGATGATAACCTTGCCAAGTATCAATCTATGCTAACGCAGGGCATTGATGATGATAATTTGAAGTTGACCGCAACTGTTATTGACACGTTGCTGGCTAATGCAAAAGAGTCGAACGTCTACTCAGCAGATGAAATCGCTGGATATGAAAAGCGTATTCGGTTTGCTCAAGAGGTCGGTTCTTTAACTCAAGAGGTCAACAAATTAAAAACACCATCCTCAAAAAATAAGCTGATCTTCGAGGCAAGCAAATCCGGCAAGTACACACAAGAATCAATTAATCTTATGTATGCCAGAGTTCAAACTGATGCCAGAATACAGGCCCAAGCATTGTCCGAGCGATCTATAGTCGAGGGGGCAAAACGTGCTGAGATCACTTATACCGCTTCTCAGGCTTCATTGTCTGGTCAGGCCCCTGATATTGCACAATTAACCAAGCATTTGGATATGCGCGATCCCGATAACATTACATTCATGGGAAAGCTCCAAGGTCAGACGCAAGATATTATTAATACAAATGTTAATAACAACATGGATTTGTTTATTAATGACCTGAATGACCTTGTTGAAAATGGCAGTCTTTCTGAAAACGCTCCTGACATTGTTGAATATGCAAAGAAGTTTCAGGAATATAAAGATAAAGGTTTCTTCGACAACAGAACCAATGGGACGGGCCAACAGATTGAGGTTTTGAACCTTCTCCGTAAACATGCCTATGACCAAGATGGCAATGTTATGGAAAAGAATATGCGTGAGATGGTGATGAGCGGCGTTCTTATGAGTACAATCAACGAAATGATTGTCAATGAGCCAAGCTCCGGCAAGCGTAGCCGTATGAGAAAGGCTTATGGCCTTGTCAATTCGAACCCACCAATGATGGGGGCCTCAAGTGTTAATGCGAATAAGTACAACGAAGCAATGTCTATGATTAATACTGGTCGAGCTGAAGACAGCCATTATGAGACTGTTTATGGCGCATTATCTAGCGGCCCACCTACAGCCGATGGTCTTATGAAGTTCGCTCTTGCGAATGATTATATGCCCAAAGCTGGCAAGACGATGCTGCTCAATTCAAGAAATGTCAGTGACCCTGAGCAACTTGCTGAATCTATCCAGTTGGCTGCACAGCTTAAACAGTCCGAGCGCGTGTCCGAGAGATACTTCCCTTCGGCTGCGAAGAAATGGCTTGAATTTGCCTCCCTTAACTTCTCTGAGGATATGGGTTCTGAGGGCGTCCAAAAGGTCCGTAAGCTTTATAATGACATGGTTGATCCTGCCAATGAAGAATATGTGACCGCTATCAAAGATAAAACTATGTCTGAAGACTTTATTGGCGATGCTATCAACTTCTTTAATGAAGACGCTCAAGACAGCGATACATTTAGTAAGGCTGGTGCTGGTCAAACTGGAAGTTTAGCTCGAGCTTTAGGCGATACTGGGTATAAATCTCTTGTCGCTGAGTACGGGAACCAATGGGTTAACGATGTATTTGGGATGGGTGATGTTCCAAATCTTGAAAAGATGCCGCCCTCGTTTGTATATAAACTCAAGAATCAAATTCTTGCTGCAAGCCTCACAGAAGAAATAATGCTCATGCCGGAACAAGATCGGTATAAGGCAGCTACATTGAAGGCGTTCCATACTTTAGGCCGTGATGGGTTTGGCTTTACGCAGTTCTCAACCCCGTATGATGGTGGCGAAGGTGGGCTGGAAAACATTACGTTGGATCGGTACACTTACGAAAGTGCAGTTGCGAATGTTGCCCCGCACCTAAAGCCTAAAGACGTTGCTCTTGAAAGCATTTACGGCCTTGTAAAGGATAATCCTTCAATCTTGGGCGTAAACCCTAAGACCTTATCTAATGGGGTTATTGAATTTGTTGGGCAAGAATTTCCTTATGCAGAACAGTTTCAAAAGAAACATGGTTCCCCAGAACAGGCTTTGAAATCTGTTATTAGTACAATGCTTGAAAAAGGCAGCATCACCTTGAAGGGTGAGGCAAGAAACAAGTTCATTGTAAGAGTCCAGAACTATCGTAATCCTAATGCTGCTGGATGGGAAGTCTTGCCGATGGGCATCACTGTTACGGATGGCATTGTGAACACGACCATTGAAAAAACGCACCCTGATGCTAACGACCCGAGTAAGCCTGTGTCAGTCAGTTCTGGTGTGCGCCAATATGCTAAAGGCTCAATTGCGGGGCTTTCTCGTTTGAAAAAGTCTATCAAAGGCGAGACACCGCCAAAAGAACCAAATGACTTCCCTGAACCCCCAATTTCGGAATGATTAAATGGAAGACTATATTTACAATAGGAACGATGCTCTAAGAGAATCTGAGCCTGTAGACCTTCCTTCATTTCATGTTCCGCATGAATGGTCTTTTGGTAATGACGCTGGCGTTGCTGATATTGCTGGTAAGTTTGGCGAGTCATTTATTGAAGAGTTCGCTCCGGCGCAAGCAATGAAAATCCTTGCTGGAACTGATATCTATACGAACGTGCGCGATGCTGGCGATGAGCTTGCTCCTGTTGAGGGGTATGACCCCATAAATGAGGCTTCGATAAACAAAGTCCCATTGGCTTTTCGTGGTGATTTGCTCTCATCTAAGTCTCCAATTGAATACGGTCAGAAATTCCAAGTAATTCAAGAATACCAAGCGGCCCAAGCTGATAGGCTAAACCACCCCTCTGGGTATGCTGGCCTTATAGCTGGCGGTCTTGTAAGCCCGGGCGGCTTGCTTGGCCTCGCTGCTCGAACTGGCAAAGGTGTAGCTGCTGCTGCTGCTGCGACAACTATTGACGAGGTTATTCTGAACCAAACCGATCCTAACCGTAATTCAGCGATAAGTGCGCTTACGGTTGGAACAAGTACAGTGTTCGATACTGGCTTTATTACTGCAAAGACGTTTTTTAAAAACAGAAAATATGCGTTAGACCCTATTGAAGAGGAAGCCATCTCTCGTCATGTAGCACAAGTGAAAACCCTTGATGAAGGCTTTAATGACGTAGAGGGTACGTTAAGAGATATCTACAAGGGGATGGATGATGCCGAGGCTGCTGGTGATACTGCTAGGTTTGCAGAATTAGAGGCTGAGGGCATGAAGGTCATGGAATTGCTCCCTCCTATCAAGGGCGGCTCTCAAATGGCTCGTAAGGCTTATTCTGAGGGGCGTGACATGCGCTACGATCTCGTTAATGCCTTCTTGCTAGAGAAACTGCCTGATAGCCCTGTAAAGCGCATTCTGGCGACAGGTGACAACGATGCACGTCAAATCATCACACAGCTTGTAGAAAGCCCGTTTTTCTTAGAAGGTCACATGGCAGTGACTTTAAAATCTCCTATTGGTGTTGATCGCAAAATTGGGATCAATTGGATCAAACCAATGAAGGATGCCATGCAAGCAACCGATGAGGCTTATATCGCGTATCGTAAGTCTATTGCAGAGGGAAGTTCTATTTCAGGCTCTCCTTCGCTTCAGACAATACGAGATGTTGCTACAGGTGGTCGTAAAGAAGGCACAATGTCGTTTAATGAATTTCTTGAAGAGGTCACTCGGGCTAAACGTAGCCTTGATGGCCCTGCAAACCCAAACATTAACGAACATGCCATAAATGCTGCTCGTATTTGGAATGATCGTGTCTACAAACGCGCTGGGTCAGAGGCGCAACGCCTTGGCTTATTCACTATTGGGGCCAAGCGTGAGGTCAGGTCTTTGCAAAAACAGATTAAAGAGGCTGGTGACGGTGCTGATGTAGCTAAACTACAAAAGAAGCTAGTTGCTGCTGAAGAAAGCCTTAAAGAACTAGAGTCTATTAAGATCAAGCAAAGCTATGTAAATCGAATTTACAATAACCACGCAATCCGAAACGACATGCAGGGTTTTAAGGATATCCTTATGGCGCACGAACGAAGTGCGAAAGAAGCTGATGCGATTATCGACACGCTTTTAAATCGGCGTATCCAAAATGCTGATGAGGCTCCTGTTAGTGAATTGGCTCAAGATATTGTGGGCCGCGCTCGTTCCATGAAAGACAGAAGCCTTGGGGATATTCCTGATGAAATTCTTGAACCCTTTCTTGAAAATAACATGATGGCACTCGGGCGTTATTATACAACGCGCATGGGTGCTGATATTGAGCTTGCAAGTCGTTTCGGTGGCGAAATAGATATGTTTAGTCAATTGAGGAAAATCGAAGGTAATTACAACGCCCGAATTGCAAAAGCTGAGAAGTCTGGAAAAGATACAGCGAAGCTGATTAAGCAGCGTGACGACACCTTAGAAGACATTCGTGTAGTCCGTGACCGTATCCGTGGAACATACGGCCTTCCTGACGATCCTGAAAGCTGGACAAATCGTGGCATCCGTGTTGCCAAGATGCACACTGCTATGACCAGCCTGACTGGAGCTATCGCTGCAATCCCTGATGTCGCTAATATTGTATTCTATGACGGAATGATGCGTGGCTTTGGGCGTTCTTTCGAATCACTTTCTAATGGTCTTGAAAACATTAAATTAGCCCGGGCTGATGCCGAGTTGGCTGGTGAAGCTTTAGACTGGTATATGTCTACAAGGGCTGCATTGTTCTCTGATTTGTCGGATGCGATGAGTACGACAACTCCATTCGAGAACGCGATGGCTAAAGGTACGCAGATGTTTTTCAATGCGAACCTTATGAACCCTTGGAATGTTGGGGCTAAGAGCATGGCAAGTGTCATGGCTGGCTCCATGATTATTGAAGAAAGTATTAAATTGGGAGCTGGCGGTGCAAAGAAATCGAATATTCAACGGCTTGCAAGGGCGGGTATCGGCAAGTCGGAGGCGCGGGTTATTGCCGAGCAATTTGAAAAGCATGGAACAAGAGGTGATAAAATCAGAATCGCCAATGTTGCCAAGTGGGACGAAAGCGCAAAAGAAGTCGCTGAAATCTATAAGGCCGCTCTTGGAAGAGAAATAAACACAATCGTAGTCACCCCGGGTAAGGGTGAACTTCCTAACTTTATGGGTGGAGGCTTCGAGCGTGTCGGGTCTAAGGCTCAGATTAGGAAAGCAAAGCGTAAAGCGAAGAAGCAGTCTGGTGAGGAATTGAGCTTCGCTGAGAAGACTGAAGATTTATTTATGTCTCCGCAAATGGCTCAATTGCTGTTTCAATTTAAGCTATTCGGAATTTCTTCTGGTGCGCGTGTCCTAGTCCCCGGGCTGCAGCAAGCCGACAAAAGGTTTTTACAGCAAGCGGCGGGACTTGTGGCTCTTGGTATGATGGTAGACCATGTGAGAAGTAGCCAAACTGGGCAATGGGACAATTCTCTTTCTGGAAAGCTTAAAAGGGGGATTGATCGCTCTGGGATCACTGGTTGGGGGGCTGATGCTGGCAACGCAATTATGTCTGCTGCAGATGGTCGGGTTGCAAGCAATGTTCCCTTTGTGCATAAGGCTACGCAGCTTGGTAGTGTAGTCTCAAACCTTGCACAAGGGGAGTTTGGTCGTAGAGATATTCATAATTTAAGGGCTAATGCTTTAGGACAAGCAAACAGCTATACAGATGTACTATTCGATTTAATGGAAACTGGTGCTAAAAACGCTATTAGATAGGTAAGTAAAATGGCTGAAATAACAATTGCAGATGATGTTCCACGCGAACAATATGTAGTCGGAGCAACTCCCTCAACAGGGCCGTACTCTATTCCTTGGCCTTTCTATGCTGATTCTGATATCGTTGTGTATGTAGATGATGGTTTGCAAACGATTACAACGGATTACACGGTATCTGGCACTGCCGTTGATGATGGTTTCTCTGCTGGTAATGTTACGTTTGTATCAGTACAGTCTAATGTAACAATTACAATCTTCCGTGATATCCCGATTGCGAGAACTACGGACTTCCCCACTTCTGGTGTGTTCAATATTGCTACATTGAACAAGAACTTGGACCAGCTATTTGCTATTGGGCAACAGCTTGAAGACCGCTACACCCGTTCTGCGCATATTACTGCCGATGATGATTATAACGGCGGTGAGGTTCACCTCCCTAAGAAGGCTGATCGCCTTTCTAAGGTTCTCGGCTTTGATTCTAATGGTGATTTCACCATCTCTACACTGTCTTTAGCCGCAATTGAAGCACAGCCTACTGCTGCTGCTGCCTCTGCGGCTGCCGCTCTTGTCTCAGAGAACAATGCGGCAACGTCTGAAATGAATGCGGCGACATCCGAAACAAACGCTGGAAATTCAGAGACAACTGCTTCTGCGGCGGCTGCAACTGCTGTGGCTGCGGTCTCTGGTATTCGTCGCAAGGACAACTGTATCAATGCCACGACTGCTAATGTTACGCTATCTGGTGAGCAAACCATTGACGGTGTTTTGACTTCTGCCTCTCGCATCTTGGTTAAAGATCAAACAGCACCCGCAGAAAATGGCATCTATGTCACTGCGACTGGGGCATGGGCAAGGGCGACTGACCTTGACGACTGGGCTGAAGTACCCAACTCTGTTGTTGCTATTGAGCAGGGCACAGTAAATGCTGACAAGCACTTTCAAGTCACGTCTAACAGTGGCGGCACGATTGACGTTACGGCAATGACGTGGACACAGTTCGGTGGTGGTGATCTTGTGTCGTCTAACAATCTGTCTGACCTTTCTAGTGTACCAACTGCACGTACAAATCTTGGACTGGTGCCGGGCGTTGCAACCACCAACATCCAAGTTGTAAATCAAGCCGAAACAAGCACAGCAAGCGCAACATCCACAACGCTCGGAACAACACTTAAGCACTTGATTACAGGCACAACGACTATCACGGCTTTTAACGGTGTTGCGGGTGTGACTTATCATTGTACTGCTGGTGGTGCTTTCTTGCTCACACACAACGGCACAAACCTAGACATTTTACAGACTGGCGCGAACATCACAACGGCTGCTGATGATACGTTTGACGTTTACATGCGGACAACGACAACTGCTGA